CAGCCATTGAAACTAACTCAAAACGATCCCTCATAATCTCAGAGTTTTTCAACTCCATGAAATGAGAATCTTTTGCCCAGATATAACGAATACGATCTCTAACTTCCCACCAATCTTCTTCTTTAATAATACCTCTCAAAATCAACTGAACTCTAAGCAGGTCTGTAAAAAGAACAGAAAATCTGTGTCGTAAACGACTAATAAACTTTCCAAACTTTACTTCATCTCTTGTAATCTCAGAAGCTCTTCCAAGATTAAACTGTGTCGAATCAGTTCCCTCAATTCGTGAGATTGGAACATTCAAAGACTTGTACAGTTTCTTTCTAAAATATTCTATGTCATCTGTTTCACCAAGATTTTGTCCACCCGGTAAAGTACTGATCTCAGTACCACGGCCCCCTTCTCGTCTTGGCAACCAGAAATCTTCCAACATGGAAAGATGTTTACGTTGATCTTCAACTTCACCAGTAGATGCGTTATAAATCATTTTCTGTTTATAACGATTCATTACTTGTTGTAAGTATTGTTCCGCTTTTAACTTCGGAAGATTACCAACGTCAATATAAAATATTCTTCGTTCTGGAGCTCTTGCTAACCTATAGATAACAAGTGCATCTTCGATCATTCTTAATTGATTCCACGGTTTAATTGCTTTAAACAAATAACCCATGATAACTTGTTTTACATTATCAATTAATCCAGAATGAACATATGAAATTGAATCAGGTGCAACTGTTATTGCATTAGATGTTACACCTGCACTCATTCCAAAAGAACCAGAATTTAATGCATCAGGTGTATAAAGATAATACTCTCTAACCTCTTCAACTAATTCAAGCTGTCCTTCTTTTTTCTTTTTTACTTCTCTAATCTTTTCAATCTTTAAAGGATCAATCGGAATTAATTCTGTAATTCCATCCTTAGGTCTTTTCTCATCAATTACAATATGATGATACAGCCTAGCATCAATATACCATTTCTTAAACAAGTCTGCACCTGTATGATTAAAATCCAACAAATCCAGAATTGTAGAAAACTCTGTATGTATCTTATCTTTGATACTATCTGTATAATCTAATGAATCCAATTCCAAGGCGACAGCTGCCTTCCCTTCTTCAAGAATCACAGCCTCATTAATAATATCTTCGATAGCCCCATCAACTTCATGGGAAAAACTCATATCACGATATTTAGCAATTAAAACTTTTTCATCTTTGGCGTCTGAATCAGTATTGAGATAATGTCCAAGAATTCCTCCTCCATCAATAATCTGAGTTGCGCCATCATAATTTTCGGGTGTTACAAAAGTTTTAGTCTTTTTCTTTTTATCCTTCTTGGATTGTATTTCAAAACCGAATAACTCAAAAGCCATATAATTTTTCCTTTTTAAAATTCATAATAAAAAGGGGGATGAAAAATTCATCCCCCTATAGAACTATAAGTTAATTCCAGCTGCTCCTTTTAAGAAGGAACCTGCAGATTTCATAGCAGCGTTAACATTAAGACTAACTTTACCATTTTTTATGTTAACTCCACCACCAAGTGAAATACCTGAAGATGAACCAGAACTATCACCCATATCAGTTTCCCAATGATTTACAGCAAACGTAACTGCGTATTCTTCTACTTGGTCATTAGAATCCCAAGCAACATCAATAGCAGCAACTTCTGTTGGATATATACTTGTCATCTTATAAGTACGAATTATATCTCCTTCTCGACTTAATTGATATACTTCAGCCTGACCATATACATCAGATGCACTTGAATACTGTATATTTTCCTCATGGGCTTGCATATCTCGCATCCATTCTTCAAATGAACCACGAATCAACATTTCAGGATCGTTGAATACAGTTACAGTCCAATCAGCAAATGTGCGATCGCCAGGAACTTTTAATTGGCGTCCTTGATATGGTACGTCAATGTTTCCGATCTGAGAAACAGGCATAGAAGTTCCTTTACACAAATAACTGAACTCTGATGTTCCCATTCCTGCAGGCGGATACATTTGACACATAAACAAATTCGGTCGTACCCCACCTCTGAATCTGCTACTAAAATCATTAATATTTGGCATTGTCTTACTCCTTTATTGTTTTGTAGTATTTATAAGATTAACCACCGATTTCTGAGAAAGAAACATCAGTTCTAGCGGCAATAAAGTTCAACTGGATATAATTGATAGAACGTGCTGGCTTAATATAAATATCACCAACAAATTGATTAGCATCAATTATACTACCAGGATTATTTGAACCGTCACATACTACTTTAAAGTCAGTAATACCACGGCGTCCTTGTACAGTTCTCAAAAATGGTGTTACCATATTTACAAACTGAGAACGTGTGAATGTATCGTTGAACTCAAATAGCATTGATTTAGCAGCTATAGAAATTGCTTTTTCAAGTATGATAAAGAGGCGTCGTACATTAATACGATCAAACGCAGTAGGCGTTACTTGAGCAGTTTTATCTCCCCAAAGAATAACACCAGCACCCGTTTGTGTAATATACGGATTAACACTCTTTTTATATAACTCATCACGATCTGCTTTAGTCGGCTCCCAAGATAATTTAACAATGTTCTTAACTTGACCACGAACCATACCAGCAGGTGACCACCATGCATCTTGAGTATATTCTGCTCTTGCTACCATACCAGCAGTATCAGCATTCATAGGCTGCCAGAAAAACTTATCTCGATATCTACAATATTGATATTTCCAAGCACCATCAAAAACAACATAGTTATTAGTTATGTTCTTATCAGCAACAATCGCTGCATTAGTTTTCGTAGTAACAGCTGCAGTATAACTAGGTGATAAAAATACCATCGCATCATTTCTTTCAGAAGCACCTTGCCCACACATTCCAGACAATGTAGTATTCATAGCAGTGGTTGTTTCTCCACCAATAATGAGATTTACATCTACAACTTCTGGTACTTGAAATAATGGATAACCTTCATTAGCTGTAGTTCTTGAAGCAACTGTAACAGCAACACCATCAGCACCCCATCCCATAGACCCACCTAAAACAGCTTCAGCAGCAGTTGCACTATCAAAAGTTTTAAAAGTTGCACTAGCTTTTGGTTGACCAGCATTCGTACCTGCCGCAACTGATAATGTAGTAAGTTGTGTTACATCACCCAACCATATATATTTTGATTCATTACGCAAAACATCTTTAATATAATTACTTGAACCATCATGTCGTTTTGCATCAGAAGCTTTACTTACAAAAGCAAACTTCTCTAAAACTTCACCCGGTACACCTGTCCACAAACCATCTTCATCAATTACAATAACGTGCATCTCATCTTGTGAACCACCATGAGTTGAAACATCGGCAGACGTTGCAGGTGCTCCATCAAAATGTGCAAGAAAAGTTGCATTGATTGTGGAATCTGCCCAACCATTAGAATCAATAACTTGGACTTTTAAACTATTTCCTAAACCACCGGGATACTTTGCAATAAACAAAACGTCATTTGCTGGAGTTACACTATCATAATGAGTTGCATTATATACAGTTGCTCCGGCAGCGGCGGGAGCATTATCTCCAATAGTTGCGTTCAATGCACCTGATTCACATACTCTAACAACAAGCAAGTTGTTTGCATATGCAAGATAATTTGCACAAGACCAAAAATGTCTTTCTGTTAAATCGTCTGGTTTACCAAAAACATCAACTAGTTCGTTTTCAGTTGTTATCGTAGTTCTTTCATGGACAGGGCCCCATTGAAATCCACCACAATATGCACCGATCGCCGTAGCGGTATTTGGTACAACCGTTGTTAAATCTTTTTCCGAAATACTTATTCCGGGAGATACTTGAAATGCCATTTGATTTCTCCTTTACATTCTTAATATTGATATAGATTTTACTTAGTAAACGTATCAACCTTCTGCCACACACCACCGTCAGGCATTAGTTCATACTTGTCATCCAATCCATCATCAATAATACCAAAGGGGATTGTCATATCGTCAATTGTATCCATCTTCGATTGATATAATTTTTCCCGAATATTCTGATTACTCAATTCTTTAAAATACTGTTGATCTACAACCCATCCAAACAAAACTAATGTAGTTACCAAATCATCATTAGAACCATCTTCAGCAGCAAATGTATCTCCATTGGTTACATATGTTGTCAACTCAGAAATAATATCATAATCAGTAATAATTAACTTATCTTCTTCAATCAAACTCTTTAGATTTGAGCAACCTATCTTTTTAACATTTTTGGTTGTCCTTACACCATAAGCGATATCTTTTCTGTGACCACTAGATAATTGCTGACCATGCCTACCATACCATGATACTGTTAAGAGATTTTCATACTCTAAATCATGGTGTAAAACATCTGCTACTTGCGCTCCAATATCATTACTCTCTACCAAAATATATGCATCATTATATTTCTTTCCTATATTATTTATAATATTAGGAAAAAGCAGCGGTGCAACAGTATTATTGCGATATTTCGCTGCAATTTTATATGGAACTTCTGTCGAATCAAAAACTGTAAACGTAGAATAATCTAATCCTTGTCCACGAGCAGTATCAACAGTTATCACATATGTTCTTCCCATCTCTGGTTCTTCATATACATCCAAATCTTCTTTTGACCATATGGGTGAACTATAAGATAATTCTTGTAATTTCTCGTATGATATAAGAGTATTAGAAGAACCCAGAAAATCTGCTTCATACTCTTGACGAAAAGCTTCTTCACCAATATCAGAGATAATCTTCTTACGCCATTCTTGATCTCGTTCTGGAATACTAGTCCAATGAATCTTAAATGTCTTAAACTGATTGTTACCTTCTACAGCATCATTCCAGAACTTGTAAAACAAGTTATAACCATTGGGTGTCGATACCATAATAATCTTGGTATCTTTACCAGATGAAATCGTAGGATAAACTGATTTGATAAATGCATCAGCAATCGTTCTCTGTACAAATGCAAACTCATCCAAGAACAATAATGAAAAACTGTAACCACGAATTGCAGATGATGATGTGGAAGATGCAATTATCTTAGAACCATTCTCCAATTCCAAGTTTCCTTTATTCCACTCAACAATACCCTGTTGCAAGAACTTTGGTAGATGTTGATAAGCCGTCTGCAATCTTCCAAGTAACTCTCTGGATGTAGATGCTTTGTTGGCCAACATACCAACTATCTTTGTCTTGTTAAATAATATATAGTGTAAAATATAACCAAGACTTGTTACAGACTTACCAGACTGTCTTGCACTCTTTACTATAACGTATCTATGTTCTTCAAGTGTTTTAATTAAATCTTGTTGGTAATCATAAAGATCAAAAGGTATCAAACCATGATCGACATGAATAACTTGCACATAGTTCTTTAGAAAATATATAATATCATCACGACACTTGACATATTCCTCAACTTCTTCTTTTGTAAATTGTTGAGGAACATTAGTTGGTTTTAATAACCGATTACCTAAATAAGAATCATCTCTATTTTCTTTTGCCATTATTTTTCTCAAGTAATAAATCTTGCAGTTCTTTAGTACTTCCGATAAACAAAGAATTATTTACAGTATGAGGATCTTTAACATCTTTTTCAATTTCTTTTTTTGACTTTTGTAATTCTAAAAGTTCTTTAGTTGTATCAGATAAAGTTCTAACCAGTTGTGCAGTTACTTCATAAGCTCGTGCTGATTCTGATTCTTTTGCAACTGCAAGTAATTCTTCAAGAGCTTCGTTACCCTTATCTATAAGAGTATGATATTGATCTCTTGAAAAATTATAGTCATCAGTTAAATCATTTGTTTCAGATTTTACTACAACTACTTTTTCTTTTTTATTTACTTCAATTGGTATCAAGTCACCTGTTACATCTATTACTTTATTTAATTTTTCAACAGTTGATTTCTTCATATAGTTATCCTATTCTTATTGTGCATCCCAGTAAGTTTTAGAAAGTTCTCCACGTTCTACATCATCAACAGCCATTCTACATCTTACATAAGTTTCTTGATTTGGTGAAGCACCGGGTGTAGTAAAAGTTCTTATACCACCTGAATATGAACCATTGGCCTCTGAATATGTATGAGCTGCCGTGGCAGTATTTTCATACTCCCATATATTACCTGTTTTTGCAATTGCTACCCAAGCCATGTTTATTACTCCGTATAAGTTGTTGTGTATCCGAAATCATCTTCAACATCTGCTGTTGTCGGATCTGGTTTAATATCTGTATTGCTTGCTTTTGTTCTGTTTGCTGATGGCAACGCCGCTTGTGTTGTTTCATCATACTTGGCAATATCAACTTCTTTAATAATACCAATATCTGCTGTCGGGCCATAAAGAAACCCTTGTACTGTAAATGTTAGTGTATGTATAAGAGCTCTTCTTGCAAGAAAATCTCCTTCATAAGTATCTTCAGTTGTTAGTCCTGTAAAGATAACTGGTATATCTCTTTTAATATCCATAGAACTTGACTCATTCATTGTCACAGAATATGCCGGAGCAAAGTATGGTAATATCTGTTCAAGTATCTGAGTTCCATCATCAGAGTTCTTAACCATAATACTTAAATTAAAATCAAAGTTATATGGTGTTGGTGTAAAAATTCTAGTTAATTTTGTATGGTCTGTTGCGTGTGCCTTTTTAAATTGCTTTCCAGTTACAAGTTTTCTTGTAGGATCATAAGTAATAGCTGTAAACTCAAACGACATTCGTGGTAATGTCAGTCCAATTTTTCCTTTACTAATATCAGTAGCCTCTCGTAATCTTACTAAAAACTTTTCAGAAGGTCCGTAAGCTATAGGAACTTTAATTTCTTCTTGAACCACATTAGAAGAATTAACTCGTCTTATACTAATATCATTAAAAATTGTTCCAAACAGAATAACAATATTTCGTATATTCTTATTATAAAAATAAGTACCAAACATATTATCTTACATCTCCAAATGGATTATTTTCTGAGAAATCAAGTATTGAATCTGCTTCAATCTCAAACTCCAAGTTATCAGCATTATCATCAGTTGGCAATACTTGATCTAAGTCAGCTTTACCAGTTGAATCTGTTGTAGATGATAAAGACCATGAAGCAGCACTTGTTTCCCCAATCACATTTGTTGATGCCGCCATGGCACCTGATGTATCATTAAGTCGTAATACTCTTGTCGTAGAGTCCCAACTAACAACCATTCCTTTAAATGTAGCATTGGCCAAACTAGGACCTTGATAAATTGCTTCATCAGTTGTAAATGTACCACTACCACCAGCAGACATAACAAGATCAATCGTATAGCCTTGTTCTTTTTCTATTGCATCTATATCAGTAATACCAGTTTCCAATTGCTCTTCAGCATACTGGAACAACTCACAAGTTAAATCAAAACTATAATTCTTTCCAGCCTGATAAAATGGTTGTTCATGTTCAACAAATTTAATTTCAAATAATCCTTTACTTATTGGTAGGAAAATTAAATCCCCTTCCAATGGTTTGGCCATGTCTGTTGAAAGTTCAAACCGATCTTTATGAACTGTAAAAATAACTTCATCACGAACATCTAAACCAAACTTTGTAACTAGATCACCTTCACCACCAAAACCATCAGTAGTTTTAAGATACATTTCAATTTCATATGCGGTAGAGAATTTAGATAGTACATCTTCTCCCATAATTAAATCTTCTTTAACTAAAGTTCGTGGAAGATAAAATACATCCATACCATGAATCTGTATTACTTCACTAGTCAAAGAGTTTATTAACTCTTGTTGTGCATGAGATGTTGTATTTTGAAAATATAAATTAGTTGCCATTAGCCTAATCGCCCAGTAGGTGGAAGTTCATATTTTAGATTCATTTCTTCTTCAATCTTAGTAATTTCTTCTACGGCTTCGTCATAGATTGTTTTACCATTGAGTGTCACACCACCGGGAAGTTGTACTCCTTCAAACTTCTTTAAGTTCTCTCCCCATTGTCTTTTAATCAATGCAGTACAATATTTTTTAAGAAACATATCATTATAGACTTCTGTATATTGAGTCGGATCTAACATACGCCAACATTCAATAATAAGAATATCACCAACATCAAATTTATCTGACCAATTAGTTTCTAAATATAATTTATCTTGCTTACGATTAAAATGAACTGTTGGTGTTACAGTAAATAGATGATCGACCATTGACCAATTCTGTAATGACATCTGCCAGTTAATCAATGATGAACCGGTAAATGTATTTAAATCTTGCAAACGAAGTTGAAATTCTTCATTGAAAAAACCAGTTTGAAAAGCATTGAAATTAGGAACAGGTAAAACTCTATTCACACCAATAACAGGACCTCCTACTGGACTAACAGGATCACCCATAGCTATATATTCATTATCAATATCATCTTGTGTTATAGTATGTTTAAGAAAAACTTTTTCTACACCGTCAAAATGATACTCGGCAAAGAACTCTAAAGCATCATCCATACGATCTGAAATCTGTTCATCATCTACATTGATTTCAATAACAGGATGACCTAATCTTCTTAAACAATAATCTTGTAAAAGTGTTCTTGACGTAATACTTGAGTTTGGATATGCCATAGTTTTATCCTAATGCGATTGCCATTGTTACAGCTTTTGAAGTTGCCGTTGCTTCTGTTACTCCCGGTGTTATCGTTGTGAAACTAAGAGTACCAGATCCGTTTGTTTTTAATACTTGTCCATTTGTTCCATCTGAAACATTTAATTCTGTTACGCCAACTGCATTGGTAGCAAT